CTGACAAACAACGCATGTTATCTTAGTCTCCAAATCTTGAAGGTTATTTTTGACCTTTAAATTTTCCTTGATGATATCGTTATTTTTCTGACAAACGTCACATTCACAGTCAGTATCACACATTTTTTGACTAGTTATCAATTCTTGAATGGCCAAATTAGGCACGCTTTCATCTTCTTCATTTGGTACACGTTCATCCAACGATGGTTCTTTTTGAGCATAACTATTGCTTCGTCCAAACACATGTATGTTGCCACTTTGAAGTCCACCCAACGCACCCATGATATGAATAATTGGTTGGAAGGAATCATCCATTATTAATTCTTGAAAAATATTAATCATATCATCCTCCAATGAAGGTGATATATCAAGACCTTGATCGATACGGTCCTTGTATAGTATAAAGTCAATAAAATCTTGTTTACGCATTCTTGACGCATTTCGACCATTAAAACCTCTTCGAGATAATCCTTTATCCAAGGCCATATTTTTAAGGGTCATTTTATCATGCATTCGTAGTATTGATTCCTCCATTTATTATTATGAGAATTTAAAAATTACACTCGTTGGATATTTAAAAGAGGTATCATGTTTTTGTTTAAAATGGTGTCTTGAAGTACATTTTCACCATTAAACACGTAAAATAATATAAACCATCCCAATATGAGGAGAGGTAACCCTATTCCATCAAATACGCCATTGTTACGTTGAAATGGGAGCACAAAATATTCAGAAAAAATAATAAGGATGGATGCGACCAAAATTAAGATGATATCTTTAATTTCATATTTTAAGGTTACAAGAGCCACCAAGGATGACAATAATATTGAACAAGATAGTAATGGTAGTTTGGGCTGTGTAATAAAACTTTCTTCTTTAAACTCAAATACAGCCCAAACTACACTGATAATTATTGCAGAAAATATGGAATGTTTGAGCAGCTTGTTGCCTTGGTGTTTTAAGGAAATACATATGGCGGTTATTAACCACCCTCCAACATACAACCCAACACCACAATATTTTATTGTGTTTAGGAGCATTTTGCTTGGGACATCATTGTACTTTTTAGAGTATAAATCGAGCATAAATTTTTCACCTCCAAATCTGAGGCATAGTCCCAAAACGATAAGTCCGACTGCTGTAGTGCCAATACACGTAAATGTTTCTCTTTGAATCTTCATTTATTAGTTGAATTTCCGTTGTTTGACTTGAATACCCCTTTGAGGTTCCAAAGGCTTACCTTTCAAGCCCAAAGGTATACTCAAACAACGTACATTTTTATTGGAAGTTGGACGAGCGTTGTCGAAAACAAATATTAGGTTTTTTTATACCTTGGTGGTATAAAAAAATAATGCGATGGGTTAATAGGTTGCATACAGGCTTGGAATAATTTTTTTAAATCCTTTTCTTTCTAAGGTTAAAATAGCCGCTTCAGATGCCTTTTTCTCTGCATCTTTTTTAAGGGCAGCGGCACCTTCACCAAGAAAATGGTTATTTTTATCATACACTTTTGATACAAAGATGTTTTTATCGTTCTTTAGAACCCTTTCGGTTTTATACACTGCTTCAGATCCCAATTGGTCTTTGTACTGGTCGAATACACCCTTTAATCGATTTTTTGAATCAACCAAGATGTTGTAATCAATTTTTAACGTGTATGGTTCAAATAAGGTGGACAATAAAGCATATGTGAGTTGATAGGCTAAACCGGGTTGGCTTCTGTTGGAATCTGAGTAGTCGTGTATGATAAATTCAATGACTCCAATTAATGCTTCAAACACATCTTCCAACAATTTTTTCTGTGAACGATCCCTCAGTTCTTCAGATGCAGATATAAAGGGCCACATACCCAAATCTTTGGCTATTTGAGAAAGGTTATCTTTGGACCCTAAATTAATTTTCATTCGAGCCACAATCTCAACGGCTTCTGACTTTCCTCGAAGTTGTGGGAATTTTTCATATGAACTCCAAACAATAAATTTTCCAATGGTTGAATCACCCATTTGTTCAAAAGGTTCATAGTTGTGTTGCTCATCTGCACTCGAAGATGTAAAAGCAACGTTAAATAATGGAAGCGTTTGATCATTAACGTACTTATTTAAATAGGCTTCATTAACACCAGTAAATTTAAAAATTTTTATCAGAAAATTTTTAAATGAGTCGTCTCGTGGACCATAGTATACTTTTTGTATAGTTTCCATCTTTATTTTAGGGTAAATTTTACGTGTACAATTCAATTTATTATTTTATGGATATTCAACCATAAAATAATTGAAACATTAAACCTCTTTTCTTGCCTCGTTGATAACCTTCATTTCGTCCATTAACTCTTCGGTTGTTATATCAGTATCTTCAAGGTCGATATTGTTCCCTTTGAAGGTAACATTTTTAGCCTTTAAAGTCTCCTTAATTCTGTTGTCTTCTCAAATTTAAGCTTGCGTTCAGTATAATCGTTTTGGGCTCTGATGGTAAAATACAGATAGTAGTCGGGGTCGTTACGTTTTATAAGAACGAAACGTTCACGTTTCGACTCGTCTCGATCCGGCTTTGCCGGATCTCGATCATGGTCCTTTGGACCATGATCCTCAGGTTGTGGAGCTCTATCCTCGACTGCGATCCCCAATTTACGCTGAACTTTCTTTACTTGTTTGTGAAGACCGTGGTTCTGATCTTTGACTTCCTCAAGGCTAATGCCAAGAGAACGCATGTATGAAGTCTGTTGTTGCATTATTTCTTCTTGTTTCTTCATATCGAGTCGCATACCTGACATCATCTGTTCTAAATCGGTTATTTTTCTTTGAGACTCTCGATGGTTAAAATAAAGCGTATATTCAACGTACATTTTAAGGAGCTTTTCAAGGTCGATATAATATTGTCTAATTATGTGACCATTTTTGGTTTTAAGCTGCATGATAGCCATCTTAAGGTCATCAGGTTCCATAATCAAAAATTTAGTGTGTTTAACGTTTGAAGGAACTAATTGTAATTCTTCTTGTATAGTTGGATATTGTTCTATTTCCTTGTCTTTTTGTGTCAACTCATAATAGGGAATATTATTGTTTCAACATTTTCTTAAAATTTTGTCGTTGTTTATAGTATTCCCCATCATAACCAAACCATTTAAGAACACTCATACTCACCAGGGTATGAGTAACATTTCCAACCACTACTTGCCAAAAGTAGTCAAACATGGTCATATTAAGCTTAAATTTAGTCACTTTTATAAACTTCATTATATCAAGGAGACTAAGGCTTTTATCCAAAGCCTTTCTTATTTTAGGGTTACTTGAACCATTTTCAGTATCAATTTTAACACCTAAGAAATTGGTAGGTATATTAATTTCTTGTCAGACATATCTATCGAAGGGACAAATTTCACCTTCGTAACCAAACCAATCAAATGTCATGCTAGTCAGGGGACTAGCATGATTTCCAACGACAACTTGCCAAAAGTAGTCAAACATGGTCATATTAATTGATCCAAAAATTTCCCATTTTTTTATTTTATGGTCAATATTACCTTCAGCTTCCAAGAAAGTGGTTACTACCCACTAGCCAATTTTATGCTTATTACAAGCATAAAATTGAAAACTTGAAATTTTTCCCACTACCAACCTAGGATTTGAAAAAGTACCTAGTGCCAATTGACATATTTTGGACTATGCTACCGTCATTTGAGTTGACCCCACTCATATCGAGTCAAATTTACAAGGGTAACTTGTTATTCAGATATCCTTGAAGACTATATGTGTTGACTCCTAAAAGAACCATAAATATGAAACCCAAGAAAATGTTGCCAAAAATAAAGTCTCGAGAACCTTTAAAAATTGGAATCATAATTATGATCACCAAGAAAGCTATAACCAAATAATTTTTCTTCAAGTCAAACTTGTCGAATGGAGATGGTGGTTTTGGACCAGGACCTGGCACTGGTGCGGGTGGACCTGGCGCTGGTGGAACAGGAGTTGGTTTAGGTGGAACAGGAGTTGGTTTAGGTGGAACAGGAGTTGGTTTAGGTGGAACTGGAGTTGGTGTGGGCATAGGTGGGACAGGTTTTGGAGCTGGTGCAGGACCTGGTCCTGGGGTTGGTGGTGTTGGAATAGGAGGTTGTGGTGGGGGAACTGGAGTTGGTGGTGTCGGTTGTGGGGGGGTAGGCATTGGAGGAGTTGGAGTCGGTTGTGGTGGTGGTTTTGGAGGTTCAGGTTTGAACACACAATTGACATCGTTTTTTATGTTATCTATGGTTACATCTCTATCTTTGATAATGTTATAGATGACATCGCAGAAGTTGGACGGGCAAGTTGGGTTTTCCACTTCGGTTGTCTGAAGATATGACTGTGGGTTAGCACAAGGCGTGAACCAACAACCATCATTGATAACTTTTCCAACTTTAAGGCTACGATATACCTCATTTTGAGCTCGATTGACACATTTGCAGTCTGGTGTATTGTTGACCGCACAATAATTTTGAACAACAGTGTCTTGCACACCTTTAGATTGTTGGTTAAACCAACCACGGCACAGTTCTCCATCTTTTCCAGTCGATTTTAACCTGGAACATTTAGTCATGTTTTTTCCGGTATCTGGGTCAATAACACACGTGTCTGAAGATTGTTGGCAATAGTTGGCTACAATAGCATTAAAGTCGCCAGTAGTTCCAAATTTTTGTTTGAAACTGTCAATCTGATCCAATGTGTTAATTTTGTTTACGTCAAATATACATTGAAGATTGGGTCCTTTACCATTCCAGGTAACGTGCGACAACGGGTCGCGTTTGTGAGAGTCCACTCCAATAGCACACTCTTCGGAATTTGGTTTGGCACAATGCAACTTGTCGGGGCAAAATGGTAGACAACAATTTTCAGAACCAAAATTCCAATCGTCTTTCAGGTCGGTTTGACCACATGCACGTTTGGTTGTTGTCCAAAAACAAAGACCACATCCACATGGTTGACCTGTATCATATTGTGTTTTAGTCGATTTTTGTACGGTGAATCCGTTTACAGTTGAAGTCATTTATTATCTGGCCATTTAACTCTTCTCTTTCTGGTCAAATTGCAAAAATATAATGGTCTACTGACCATTATACCCAAATGCTAAGTTTTCGCCATGTCAATTTTTTCAAATATTAATGATTGGATTATGGTTCCCGCAAAGGGGATTCAACTCTCTATTATAAAGGTTATAATAGTCTTTAAATCCAAAATTATAAACGGACCCGACATGTATGATATTGAACCAGTACAGATTGATACAATGGCAAAAATGGGTAATGTTATCGGCGCAACCAAACTTATGGCGCAAACCGAGACTATTAATGTTCCTTTGATCACTTTTCCAACGACGCACTTACGCCATTTTTTATCTTGTTTTGCGACCATCTTGATTTTTATTTTATGGTTATTTTTTGACCATAAAATTCAATTTTCTGATTTATTTTCTACTTTGTGGTTTTAAGCTTCAACTTATCCTTGCTTGGTTTATCTGTGAG